CGCCTCGGCCTCTGAGCTATTCCAGAAGTAGTGAGGAGGCTTTTTTGGAGGCCTAGGCTTTTGCAAAAAGCTTTGCAAAGATGGATAAAGTTTTAAACAGAGAGGAATCTTTGCAGCTAATGGACCTTCTAGGTCTTGAAAGGAGTGCCTGGGGGAATATTCCTCTGATGAGAAAGGCATATTTAAAAAAATGCAAGGAGTTTCATCCTGATAAAGGAGGAGATGAAGAAAAAATGAAGAAAATGAATACTCTGTACAAGAAAATGGAAGATGGAGTAAAATATGCTCATCAACCTGACTTTGGAGGCTTCTGGGATGCAACTGAGGTATTTGCTTCTTCCTTAAATCCTGGTGTTGATGCAATGTACTGCAAACAATGGCCTGAGTGTGCAAAGAAAATGTCTGCTAACTGCATATGCTTGCTGTGCTTACTGAGGATGAAGCATGAAAATAGAAAATTATACAGGAAAGATCCACTTGTGTGGGTTGATTGCTACTGCTTCGATTGCTTTAGAATGTGGTTTGGACTTGATCTTTGTGAAGGAACCTTACTTCTGTGGTGTGACATAATTGGACAAACTACCTACAGAGATTTAAAGCTCTAAGGTAAATATAAAATTTTTAAGTGTATAATGTGTTAAACTACTGATTCTAATTGTTTGTGTATTTTAGATTCCAACCTATGGAACTGATGAATGGGAGCAGTGGTGGAATGCCTTTAATGAGGAAAACCTGTTTTGCTCAGAAGAAATGCCATCTAGTGATGATGAGGCTACTGCTGACTCTCAACATTCTACTCCTCCAAAAAAGAAGAGAAAGGTAGAAGACCCCAAGGACTTTCCTTCAGAATTGCTAAGTTTTTTGAGTCATGCTGTGTTTAGTAATAGAACTCTTGCTTGCTTTGCTATTTACACCACAAAGGAAAAAGCTGCACTGCTATACAAGAAAATTATGGAAAAATATTCTGTAACCTTTATAAGTAGGCATAACAGTTATAATCATAACATACTGTTTTTTCTTACTCCACACAGGCATAGAGTGTCTGCTATTAATAACTATGCTCAAAAATTGTGTACCTTTAGCTTTTTAATTTGTAAAGGGGTTAATAAGGAATATTTGATGTATAGTGCCTTGACTAGAGATCCATTTTCTGTTATTGAGGAAAGTTTGCCAGGTGGGTTAAAGGAGCATGATTTTAATCCAGAAGAAGCAGAGGAAACTAAACAAGTGTCCTGGAAGCTTGTAACAGAGTATGCAATGGAAACAAAATGTGATGATGTGTTGTTATTGCTTGGGATGTACTTGGAATTTCAGTACAGTTTTGAAATGTGTTTAAAATGTATTAAAAAAGAACAGCCCAGCCACTATAAGTACCATGAAAAGCATTATGCAAATGCTGCTATATTTGCTGACAGCAAAAACCAAAAAACCATATGCCAACAGGCTGTTGATACTGTTTTAGCTAAAAAGCGGGTTGATAGCCTACAATTAACTAGAGAACAAATGTTAACAAACAGATTTAATGATCTTTTGGATAGGATGGATATAATGTTTGGTTCTACAGGCTCTGCTGACATAGAAGAATGGATGGCTGGAGTTGCTTGGCTACACTGTTTGTTGCCCAAAATGGATTCAGTGGTGTATGACTTTTTAAAATGCATGGTGTACAACATTCCTAAAAAAAGATACTGGCTGTTTAAAGGACCAATTGATAGTGGTAAAACTACATTAGCAGCTGCTTTGCTTGAATTATGTGGGGGGAAAGCTTTAAATGTTAATTTGCCCTTGGACAGGCTGAACTTTGAGCTAGGAGTAGCTATTGACCAGTTTTTAGTAGTTTTTGAGGATGTAAAGGGCACTGGAGGGGAGTCCAGAGATTTGCCTTCAGGTCAGGGAATTAATAACCTGGACAATTTAAGGGATTATTTGGATGGCAGTGTTAAGGTAAACTTAGAAAAGAAACACCTAAATAAAAGAACTCAAATATTTCCCCCTGGAATAGTCACCATGAATGAGTACAGTGTGCCTAAAACACTGCAGGCCAGATTTGTAAAACAAATAGATTTTAGGCCCAAAGATTATTTAAAGCATTGCCTGGAACGCAGTGAGTTTTTGTTAGAAAAGAGAATAATTCAAAGTGGCATTGCTTTGCTTCTTATGTTAATTTGGTACAGACCTGTGGCTGAGTTTGCTCAAAGTATTCAGAGCAGAATTGTGGAGTGGAAAGAGAGATTGGACAAAGAGTTTAGTTTGTCAGTGTATCAAAAAATGAAGTTTAATGTGGCTATGGGAATTGGAGTTTTAGATTGGCTAAGAAACAGTGATGATGATGATGAAGACAGCCAGGAAAATGCTGATAAAAATGAAGATGGTGGGGAGAAGAACATGGAAGACTCAGGGCATGAAACAGGCATTGATTCACAGTCCCAAGGCTCATTTCAGGCCCCTCAGTCCTCACAGTCTGTTCATGATCATAATCAGCCATACCACATTTGTAGAGGTTTTACTTGCTTTAAAAAACCTCCCACACCTCCCCCTGAACCTGAAACATAAAATGAATGCAATTGTTGTTGTTAACTTGTTTATTGCAGCTTATAATGGTTACAAATAAAGCAATAGCATCACAAATTTCACAAATAAAGCATTTTTTTCACTGCATTCTAGTTGTGGTTTGTCCAAACTCATCAATGTATCTTATCATGTCTGGATCCCCAGGAAGCTCCTCTGTGTCCTCATAAACCCTAACCTCCTCTACTTGAGAGGACATTCCAATCATAGGCTGCCCATCCACCCTCTGTGTCCTCCTGTTAATTAGGTCACTTAACAAAAAGGAAATTGGGTAGGGGTTTTTCACAGACCGCTTTCTAAGGGTAATTTTAAAATATCTGGGAAGTCCCTTCCACTGCTGTGTTCCAGAAGTGTTGGTAAACAGCCCACAAATGTCAACAGCAGAAACATACAAGCTGTCAGCTTTGCACAAGGGCCCAACACCCTGCTCATCAAGAAGCACTGTGGTTGCTGTGTTAGTAATGTGCAAAACAGGAGGCACATTTTCCCCACCTGTGTAGGTTCCAAAATATCTAGTGTTTTCATTTTTACTTGGATCAGGAACCCAGCACTCCACTGGATAAGCATTATCCTTATCCAAAACAGCCTTGTGGTCAGTGTTCATCTGCTGACTGTCAACTGTAGCATTTTTTGGGGTTACAGTTTGAGCAGGATATTTGGTCCTGTAGTTTGCTAACACACCCTGCAGCTCCAAAGGTTCCCCACCAACAGCAAAAAAATGAAAATTTGACCCTTGAATGGGTTTTCCAGCACCATTTTCATGAGTTTTTTGTGTCCCTGAATGCAAGTTTAACATAGCAGTTACCCCAATAACCTCAGTTTTAACAGTAACAGCTTCCCACATCAAAATATTTCCACAGGTTAAGTCCTCATTTAAATTAGGCAAAGGAATTCTAGCCACACTGTAGCAAGGCAGTTGTTCTTTGTCTGGAGAGTCATCTGTAAACTGTTTTTCAGCTGCTAAGCTTTTACTTAAGCCTTTTTGATGTTCATCAGGATTGCCCATTTGAGGATTTAAAAAGCACTCCACCTCAGTGAAGCTGTCTACTCCAGTTTTAACTCCTAGAACTTCTATTCCTCCTTTTATGACGAGCTTTGGCACTTGCACTGGTTCCTTTGGTTTTTTGGGAGCTGCCCCTGGACAACTTCCTTTTCTTTTTGTTGGGGCCATCTTCATAAGCTTTTAGAGCAGAAGTAACACTTCCGTACAGGCCTAGAAGTAAAGGCAACATCCACTGAGGAGCAGTTCTTTGATTTGCACCACCAGGAGCCTCAAATTTTTCAATAAATTCACCTGACTGCACATTAGGACTTTGGCTTTGAGCTTCCCACCTCTCAGTTACTTGCTGAATACTGTCTGCTTCATCAATATTATCATAGGTGTGCCCAAATGATATTTGCAACCCTTCCCTGTTGGCTACTTGTCTCACCATTGTAGGCCTAATGGGAGACAAAGTAGAGTAGTAATCTTGTAAAGAGTTATACCAATTAACAGGAGCATTAATTACTGTCCAAGTAGTTTCCTCTAAAAACCTTGCCAAACTGTCCCTTAAATATCTTTGGGTTCTTCTTTCAAGCTCCTGTGAGGTGAGCCTAGGAATGTCATTTTGTATTACACGCCAAAAAGCTTGAGAAATGGCATTAAAAAGTGTTGGACCCCAATGTCTGGGGTCAAGATACTGAACACTGTGAACAAAGGTTTGTACTCCAGGAAATAAAATATCATAGTAATCATCTGGCCTATACAAATCTACAGCCATTCCTGGTTGTTGATATAAACCAACAGTAGAAACTTTGTGATCCCAGTCACTAAAAAATCTATACCCCACTTGAGCAACAGCGCTCACACCAGTCACAGTTTGCAGTAAAGCTGCAAATCCAGCTATAGCAGCAGGAGCCCCAGATATCACAGCATAGGCCTGTGGAGTGAGGCCTATAGCAGCAATTGCCTCAGAGGTTGTTAGGCCTTCAACAGTAGCAACAGATGCAAGTTGCACTTCAATTGCAGCAGCGGCCTCTCCAGCAGCAATTTCAGCTACTGAAAATCCAGTAGCAGCAGCAGCTTCAGACACAGTAGCAATTAGGTCCCCCAACAGTGTTAAAGCAGCACCCATGGACCTGAAATAAAAGACAAAAAGACTAAACTTACCAGTTAACTTTCTGGTTTTTCAGTTAACCTTTCTGGTTTTTTGCGTTTCCCGTCAACAGTATCTTCCCCTTCACAAAATTGCAGCAAAAGCTCTAAAACAAACACAAAAAGGCGTTGAGCTGTTTTTTTACTTTCAGTCCATGACCTACGAACCTTAACGGAGGCCTGGCGTGACAGCCGGCGCAGCACCATGGCCTGAAATAACCTCTGAAAGAGGAACTTGGTTAGGTACCTTCTGAGGCGGAAAGAACCAGCTGTGGAATGTGTGTCAGTTAGGGTGTGGAAAGTCCCCAGGCTCCCCAGCAGGCAGAAGTATGCAAAGCATGCATCTCAATTAGTCAGCAACCAGGTGTGGAAAGTCCCCAGGCTCCCCAGCAGGCAGAAGTATGCAAAGCATGCATCTCAATTAGTCAGCAACCATAGTCCCGCCCCTAACTCCGCCCATCCCGCCCCTAACTCCGCCCAGTTCCGCCCATTCTCCGCCCCATGGCTGACTAATTTTTTTTATTTATGCAGAGGCCGAGGC